TTAGACTCAAGACCCAACGCTTTCTCTTTGAGATTAGTTGTTCTGCTCTCTGGGGCATCGATACCAGCAAGACGAATTCGCTTACTAAGGGAGATATCAAAACCCAAATCTATCGACGCATCTATCGTATCTCCATCGACCACTTTAAGAACTGATTTAATTCTATAAATGTATGGATCTTTAGTTTCGGACATCAGAAAAGTTTGATGGAAAGCTTAGACTTGAGTGCCTCTGTTGCTTCTGCTTTCTTTTCATCAATTGCTGCTTGGACTTTTGCTTCTGCCTTTGCTTTGAGTTGTTCCTTAACAACTTCTGTTACGAAGGATTTAGGATCTCCCAAAATTTCTTTTGCTTTTTCGTATACAACGAATGCTCCTACGCCGAATGCGGCATTGAAAGCTAAACTGACTGAGGCTAGAATTGTTGATAGGTTTTTCATGATAGTAATTTCTCTACGGCGGTGTAATAATCTGCGGCATTGTGGTCTGCTACTCTATCGAAGCGAGTTTCATTCGCATCTTCCAGATAGACCTGAGGATGAGTGTGAACGTATCCAGTCAAACAAGGAGGTGACTTGGGAACAATATCAGACCCGTGAACGAAACGAAGATGGTCAACATCTTTCAGTCTCTCACGAAGACCTCTGCCACCTGGGCGAGGTGAACCAATGGTGATGATATGTAACTCTGGAGTATTAGGAAGCAGCAAGTCTGCAAGAACAGTTGCTGTTGCCCCTCCTAATGAGTGACCTGCAAGAACAAGAACTCTGTCACGGCAAAGTGACTCGTAATTGAGAACCATACTGGTAAGAGTTCTCATTGCGTTTTCTTTGAAACCTCTATGAGTATCATCACTTCTGATGAGAAACTTAAGGTTAGTCACCCAATCATCCATTGAAGATGTTCCTTCGACCGTCAGAATACAGTATCCTGAGATGGTCTTATCGACAGTAAAATCGTCTTTGTGAGCATATACATCAACGCAGTTTTTGACTGCTTTCAGAATAACTTCCTTCGGTAGTTTCGTTTCCATTCTGAACCTCTAGATAGGCTTCCCTTAGTATATAGTAAATGATATATGCTGCGAATAGTAACCCAATTACAATAAGTAAAATTACACTCCACACTGGGTCAGTCATTAGTATTTTCCTTCGACGCAATATTCTGATTTCTTATTTGGATAGTATGGATACAAACCTTCTTGTGGCTTCATCCATCCACAACCAATCAACCATTCCATCGTCATTGGGGTAGGTCTTACCTGCTCCCAAAGTGGTCCTGTAGCACACATCTCTAAGTGTTTTGCTGTTGTATTTATCGTTTCTTCTGCTGTATTAGCATCTGCTTCCCAGGGAATAGAACGAGACATACCCATACTTCCATATGTAAGTCTAGTTGCTTTCATTATCCAAGCAGGTATTTCACTATCCTGATGAACCTGAGCCATGAATGATGTTTTTATTCCTCCACCCATACAATCCTGAACTACGTGCCATCCTTCGTGACGAAGTGTTCCTAAAAACTCTCTGGGGTCTTTGAGTAATTCTTCATTTACAAAGAGACGGTTGTAATCTGGTTTGTATAACCCTACTGTTCTTGGAGTAAAGTATCTGGTCTGGGCAATGTAGATAGGAACATTGACCTTCTCCATTGCGTTTAGAATACTTACTATCTCTTCTCTAAACAAATCAAAATCTTTATCTTCGAGTGCTGGATGAGAAGCAGTAAGCAACTCAACACCTTCGGTACATTCACGAAGTATCATACATCCCATAGCAGCAAGACTGTGTGACTTTACTGTTGGTTGTGTAGGAATAAGTTTTGCGGCACTAACTGGAAGTGCCATGGATAATGATATTCCCAAGGCAGCAATAATCTTTTTCATAATTCCCAATTCTCTTCTTTATGTATCCAAATTTTTACATCCTTAATATATTTTCTAAGTATCTGTGCCTGTTCTTCATGCCAAACATCACCCGTCTCTATGTAAAGACGGGTGTGATTATCTATTGCTTTGAGTATTTGATGTATAGGGGCAGTCCACTTTTCTCTGTGCGGAGTGTTCCATTCTCTCGGCATGACACATTATATCAACGGGCCCTTATGTCGAGGTAAACTCCTATCTTCTGGAGCACCTTTACTAGGAAACTTATATACTCCATTGATACACATAATCCAGTTTGAATTAGTATTCTTGTCATAGAGACGAATACGATCACATTGCCTACCGAAGTAGGGAACAGTTCCTGGTCCGAGTGGAGTTGCTGTATATACTGATGCCAGAAGAAAGGCAATCATTTTTTCTTCCCACCGTTCTTTGCTTTCTTGGCAGTTGCGTTACCTTGATTTTGTTTAGGTTTCTTGGCTGCCTTATCACTACCTTTGTTTTGTGACTTAGACATTATTCTAAGTGCGGGGGGTTACAGTGCCTTCGAGTGCTTCAACTCTTTCTACAAGAGATGTTGCAACTTCTTCTACTGGTGGTTCAGGAGGAGCTTCGACAAACTCTTCTCTTCTAGGTGGTTCTTTCTTCTCATCTTCCTCATCACCACCTTTCTTCATTGTGTTAATACCAAAAGTGGCAGCAGAAGCTGTGA